TTATAAAATGTCTTGTACAAATTGTTATAACGGTTGTGTAGAGATTGTTTCTGATAAATGTGTTAGATACACAGGAGAATCTGTTCCTTCTTTAGAAATAGAATCTGGTGATAATCTTCTTGTTGTAGAACAATCTCTTATTGATAAAGTGGTTAGTTTTCTAGATGGAACAGGAATCTCTATCACTATAGATTTAGATGATTATTGTGAACTAGTTACACAATATCTTCCTCCTTGTTTTCCAGAGTGTGGAGATCCTTCTGCTTTAGAGTTATTTACAGCTTTAGTAAAAGCTGCGTGTGATTTACAGGTACAAGTTGATGCTGTAGAAGCTGACATTGCTATATTGAATGCAAACTATGACGTAGATTGTCTTACAGGTGTAACATCTACTTCTGATACACATGCTGTTGTTCAAGCTGTTATTACAAAGCTTTGTGATCTAGGTGTAGACCTAGCTGCATTAGCTCTTGACTTAGATACTAACTATGTAAAGCTTGCTGATTTAAATACATTAATTCAAGCTTACTTAGATAGTCTTGCTCCTACACAGAACTATACAAAAATGGTTCCTTATACAGCTGTAGAATACTATGGCCCATTAAGTTACTTTGATATCACTGGAGCAGGTAATCCTGCTGATGGGTTTGATAAAATCTACCTATGTAATGGCTTAAATGGAACTCCTGATAAAAGAGGACGTGTTCCTGTAGGTGCTATTGTTGGTGTAGGTGGTGGAGCTCTAGATTCTGCTGTTAATCCTATTTATGCTGGTAATCCTAACTATGCTCTTGGAGATGGTGGTGGTGCTAACCAAGTTACATTAAACACTACACAAATCCCTGCACACTCACATGCTACTACAACAGTTGTTACAGATCCTGGACATGCTCACTATGTAGGAAGAAGTAATGAAACTGGTGGAGGTGGAACAATTGGTATTTCTAGTAACTCTCCATTTGATGTACTTAGTGATCAAGGAACTCCAGTTGTTAAAACAAACATTAGTGTAAATGTAACTAATGCTAATACAGGTGGTGGATTAGCTCATGCTAACATTCAACCTGTACGTGCTTGCTACTACATCATGTACATTCCTTAATCGATTAAACTAAATTATAATGGCTTGCGTACCTGGTACCCCTTGCTTTGAGAATACAGTGAATGCCTATTATCCACAGCAATGTAATAATGGAGCATTTGCTGGTTATCCTATTCCTACATCAGCTGTTCAATATAATGGCCCAGATCTTCCTAATTCAGGAATTGATACAGGGGATATATTGACATTAGCTTTGCAGAAACTAGATAACGCACTTGAACCTATAGAGTTAGTACAAACCCTCATCACTGTAATTAATCAGAACCCATCTTTACAGGTGATGTTCTGTACATTGGTAAACTCTTGTGCTATCACTCCTACAACATCTACAACATCTAGTTCTACATCTACTAGCACATCAACTTCTACCACAACTACAATAACACCAACAACCACAACCACAACTACTACAATAACACCAACAACTACTACAACATCTACATCTAGTTCTACATCAACAACAACTAGTACATCAACTTCTACTTCCACCAGTACATCTACTACTAGTACAAGTACTACTACTACTACTACTACTACAACTACTGCTACACCAACTACTACAACAACAACAACAAGTGGATTTTCTAATTTATCAGTTAATATTCGTACACAAGTACCACTTTCTCCATCAGCAGATGTAAAAATTAAATATAGTACAAATGGAGGCTCTACATGGACAGATTATGGAAGCCCACAAGATCCTTCTATTGGCAATCCAAACTATAATGGAATATCTGGTCTTGCAATACCTTCAGGATCAAACGTATTAGTTGGTTTAGTTAATTCTGCAGATGGTAATATTCAATATGGCTCAGGATTCTACTCTTCAGATTTTACATCATTGTGTGGTCTTAGTAATCCTTTTGTTATACCAAGTTTAAATCCAGGTACAAGTACCGTTTACTTAAACATAAATGTAAGTGGAGGAGCACTTGTAACTTGTTAAACCAATTTTTAATAAATCTATATTATGACAGTATTAATTACATTAACGACAGCTGGTTCTTCAACAGGACCATTTAGTCTATATTCAAATGCAAATTCATATTCCACACCATTTGAAACAGGTGTATCAAAAGCTAGTTTACTAGCTGGATATACATCATCATTAGTTCCAACTAGCACAACAGTTATTCGTGTTATGTCTACAGGAACATGTACAAATTATACAGTTATATCTATAGTGCCATGTACTACCACAACAACAACTAGTAGTACTAGTACATCAACAACTACCACAACAACTACAGCTGCTCCTTGTCAACAAATATACTTATATCCTACAAATGCCACTGCATGTGCTCATTTAGGAAGTTTAACATTATTTGATGTTGACAATGTTTTAACTCCTACAAGACTATGGGTAGCTGGTGAATGTGGAATAACTCCTGTTGTGGGAGGTAATCAATGGTACTCTCAAGGAGCTGGTGCAGATAGCTATCAAGTAGATAACGGTGGATTTATTGTTGCTACAACAGCATGTCCTTAACATAATAACAAAAACCTTGTTTTGTTGGTTTTACAAGGTATCCCCTGGCCTTTCTAGGCTGGGGGTTTTTGTTTAAACTCTAATCAAATTGATTAATCTATATAATTAAATTGGTTAATTAAATTTTGTAAATGTCAAAATTAGTTCGTACCTTTACACTAATTTTAACTAAATTAAACCATATATGTCTGAAAACCAGTCATTGCTACAACAACTAGAAGAGATTCTACATTGGAAAAAGAGTAAACAATTCTATGCTGATAAGCTTGGAATTACAGAGTTTGAGGTTGATGAGTTATTAAAAGAATTAAGAAATCAAGAGAAGAGTGAGGAAGATGCTGAGGTTGGGAATTACATTGCTGAACTAGAGAATGTAATAGTTAAGTTTACAGAGGACATTAGTAAAGGTGTTGGTGAGGTGGTAGCTAATTTTAGCGAAGAGGTTAAGAGCTTAGATGAACTTATAGAGAAGTGTCACATAGACACAGATAAATGGGAAATAACTAAATATGTACAGAACTTCTGGGGGAATGGTGGAAATCCTCATTGGCAGGTTAAAGCCTGGCTAGCAAAGAAGTCTACAGAGCAAGTGTTTCAAGATAGCTTTGTGGACTTTTTAGCTTCATATCAGCCTGTTAGTCAGGAAGTTATGAGTCCTAAGTTCTCTCCAGAGAAGCCAAATGGCATGCTAGTTATTAACAAACAAGACTCTCATTTAAACAAATGGGATGTAGATGGTAATAACAATGTAGTAGATAGACTAGCTAAGATTATGTATAAGGTGGAAGTGATTGCTGCACAAGCTGAACTTTCAAACAACCTAGAAGAAATCACATACATTATTGGCTCAGATGAGTTTAATAGTGAATACACCAATGCAACTACAAAAGGAACCCCTCAACAGAATACACATACATATCATGATTCTTTCAGATATATATGTGACCATGAGGTGTTAATGATTACAATGTTATTACAATATGCTAAACATGTTAATGTGGTGTATGTAGCAGGTAATCATGATGAGTTTGTAGGATGGCATATGGTTAACTGGTTACAAACGTATTTTAGAAATACAGACAGACTTACAATTGACAGCTCTCCTAAATACAGAAAGTATGTAAGTTATGGCAATTCAGCATTAATGTTCAATCATGGGGATGCTATTAAGCCAGCTAAACTTGCAGGACTATTCCCAATAGAATATAGAGACCAATGGTCATTCCACCATAACTTCTATATATTCACAGGAGATAAGCACCATGAAGTGAGTCATGATTTTAACGGTATTAAATTTTACCAAATTCCAGCTTTCTCAAATGCTAAGAGTCTTTGGGATGATAAGAATGGTCACACAATGTCTAAAGCTGAAGTGACAGCATTCTTAATCGATCAAGCTGAGGGAATGACAAATATATTCAAACAGTATTTATAATGGCAACTTTAAGGAAATTAGTTTCAGATGTACGTGCAATGCACAAATTGTTATCAACAGATAACCTCATCACCGATAGAGTGGTGGCATCTGAGATTAAGAACAACACACTTTTATTAGTAAAACGTGAAACAAATCTCAGAAAGCTTTGGGCTACTGATACTTTGTTTACTACCATTCCTTGTTTGGAATTGGTAGAAGTTCCTATTTCTGAATGTTGTGATTATGTGGATCCTTGCACTGTAGCTAGAACAAAATTTAAACTTCCTCGTATATGCGAGGGTAATTATCAATATATCATTCAAGGTGTTTATTCAATAAACGCAATGAGTGGACAAGGCAAAAAGTTAAAAGAGACTACTATCAATAGATATTTAAATCTCTTAAAACTTCCAATCATCAAGAACGAACAATACTATTGGATTTCAAATGGTTATTTATACGTAAATAATCCTTTGTTACAAGCTGTTAGGATTGCTGCTTTCTTTGAAGAAGATGTTCCAAATGAGATCATGTTTGCTGAGTGCTGCTGCAGTGATAATATTAATCTAGAAGAGTATTGTAAAAATCCTCTAGATAAAGAATATGGCTGCCCTGGATATTTAGAAAAGCAAGTGCTAGAACTGACATCTCAAAAACTGTTATCAACCTACTTCAGATTGAAAACAGATCAAACAGAAGATGGGGTGGATGGTCAAGCACCAAACACAACCAATGCAAACTAATGCGAACAAAAGTTGATTGGAGAAGCTCCAGTAAAGAAAACTACAATAATTTCTGTAAAAAGAACCCTTCCATAAAAATCTCATTTGACCAATGGAGAAACGTCATCTATTTGTATAATGAGAGCTTCAAGAACTATATTCTAGAAACTGGAGAGAAAGCAAAACTTCCTTTTGGATTTGGTGACTTCTCAATCAATAAGAAGAAGAGGAAGAA